CTATGATTGATAATAAATTATGACCTAAAGTAATATTGTCATCACTCCATTGTCCATTACCATCAGGTCCTCTATGATGAGCTTGACAAATCATTTCGTTCATCAACTCTTTAGACCTCCAGAATATTCCGTGTATCGCACACATTATCTTGCTTCTTTACCTCTTACATCACGTTTACAAACTATACAAGGAGAACCTTTAAACCAATTTGCTTTATTAATTCTTTCTCTCCATTCTGTATAGTAATCACTAGTATAGTTTAAAAACAAACTAGGTTCTTTTGACAAATCTCCAACTGCCCATTTCTTATGGACTTCTGGTGTTAACATATCACAACAGATAGTCATTGATCCATCATACTCTATAAAAATTCCTTTATTCATACTCTTACAAGGTTGTGTTCTTCTATAACCTAATTCTATTGGTATACTACCTGCACGGTTTGTTCCGTTCTTCCAATAATTTCTTGCGTGAATAGAACCTTTAAATTGTGGAAGTCTATATATAATCCAATCTTTATTTTTATGTTCATCTTTATCAATTTTTGGAGCACCTATTCTATTGCATATATGGTCAATACGTTCAAATACTTCGTTTTCATCATAAACAGTTGTACCATTTTTTAAATAAGCTTGCATTGCTATATTATCTACACCTGCGTCTAACAATTCTTGTATATACTCTTTGTTAAGATAATCTGAATTGGTGTTAATATTAATCTTTGTTTTAGGTATAATTCTTTTAGCTGCTCTTACTGCTTCTAATATTGCTTCTTTATCTGCAAGTGGTTCGTGATATCTTGTAAAATCTATACGACCTTCAAAATCTATTTCTGCTAATTGATTTAATATACTTAAATACATTTCATCTGTCATAAAAGTCATATTTCTTTTTACTCTTCTATTCACATCTTCTCTTGACAATGGACAAAAGGCACACGTTCTATTACAATAATTATGAATACCTATCTCTACTGAATAGATATTTTTCTTAAATAATTCTTTTGCCTCTTGCAAATTCATTTTGGAAATTGTCCTTGAGTTAAAAATGTTTTTCTCACAATAGCAGCTTGTTCTCCTTTAGACTTAACATAATAACCTTCTATATGTGTATAACCATTTTGTTTTGCCCAATATACTCTTTTGTTTCCTGTGTGTACTGCAATACCTTCAATACAATTGCCTTTTTCATCTTTAGGCCATCTTTCATCTGGCAACCAATAGTTTTCTAAATCTGTATAGATAATTGGATATTTCATACCTGCACTATCAATACTCTTTTTAAATTTAGGATATCTTTTCATCATCCATTTGTAATCAGCAGTCATCATTAAATCTTTAAGTGGCACTTCTACTACCTCTGGCGTAATACCTTCTAAAGGTTTATGTGTACACGATACTCTTTCTCTTGCTTTTAATACTTTCATACCTAATCTATGATATTCTTTTACATCTTCATCACTCATCATACATCTTCACCTAATTTTTCTAAATCAAGTTCAATGCCTATTAATTCATCTGGTTTGCCTTTGGGATATGTTGGTTCAACTTGGAATTCTTCTCCTGTTGTATCACTCTTACAACCAGCAACTAACCAATCCCATTTAAAATCTCCATCAATAACAAACTCGTTCATCACTTCATATCTTCCATCTGGTTTTTGTTCAAGTAAATGTTCTTTACATTCTTCCATAGTTTTAAAATGTCCTTGCATTTGAAAAGTTTGTTGTGTTTCAATAGGACTATGACCTATTAAATATGCTAGTATTAAAATTTTATAATCCATCATATCCGACCTTTGCTACATAATAAGAGTCAACTATGTCTGACACAGGATTACCTGTTTTATCAGTATCAAATATCTGTTTTAAATCTATCTTTGTTTCTTTAAAAAAAGCTTCATACATTTTATCTTTATCTGCATTGCCTTTTCCTGTTGCACCTTTTTTAATTACACTAGGTACAGTTATCTTAAAAGGATAATGCAAATCTTCAAGTAATCTATATTTAAGTATACCAGTATTTTCTGCTATTTGAAATAGGCCTTGACCTTTAGCGCCATAAGCATAACCTTCTAAATTAATATGTAATGGTTGGTCTAATGGACCAAGTACATCTAAAACCCAATCTGATATTTGAGTAAATCTTTGAATTGGATCTGAATATGTTTTGTGAGCGTGACCTGTAATATTATGTTTAAAATTACCTTGACACTTCTTTTTATTGGATAGAAAATGAAAGTATGTGTCTTTTAAATCATACTTATCATTTGTTATACAAATCGCTGGACTTGTTAAACTGTAATCAATTCCAACTATCGTTACCTTCGTCATCATTAACCTCATTATCTTCTTGGTCTTCGTCTACTTCATAACTGCAAAATGGACAAGACATTGGTTTCATATCTGTAGATTCTTCGTCATATTTAATTGTATATGACACTTCACAGTTACCACATTTTATCTTATACTTCTTCGTTAACTCATTTAAATCCATAATATACTTTCAATTTTTATAATTTAAACTTCTTAAACTGATCCTTCTGTACGTCTTGTTTAATTCCACCTATAACATAACTTTCAATTTCTGTTTCCTGTGGTGCATTTTGTAATGACCTACTGTTTAACCAATGGTCTACCCAAGGAAGTGGATTTGTTTTTTGGTCGTATTGTGGTTCTAATTGTATTGCTTTCATACGTCTATTTGCCATATACTCTACAAATTGGTGTAATAGTTTTTCTGAAAGTCCTATCATAGAACCTTTTGAGAATAAATGAGTTGCCCAACGTTTCTCTTGACCAACTGCGTTCTCATACATAGTATAAACTTCTTTTTCTGTATCTTTAATTACTTTAGTCATAATCTTATCATTTTCATAATCACGATAATTATTAATTATTTTTTGTGAGATTGCCATATGTAAACTTTCATCACGAGCAATCAAAGATAATATTTTTGCTGAACCTTCTAACATTTTTAATTCTCCAAATGCAAAAGAACAAGCAAAAGATACATAAAATCTTAAACCTTCTAATATGTTAACACTAACAATTGATAACCATAATTTTCTTTTCAATTCATACATATCAACTTTATCTGGTGTTAAATGCCATTTGTAACCTAGATTAATCATATCATCATAAGTTTGGGTTACACTAGACGCTCTTTTCATAATTTTTTCATCTAACAGTATCTTATCAAATACTTCATTAGGATTTGAATATAAGTTTTTAATGATATATGTATAAGAGTGTGAGTGTATTGTTTCCATAAAGTCCCAAGCCATAATCGCACTTTCTAATTCTGGTAAAGATACAAAAGGTAAAAATGCTAATGCAGGACCTCTACCTTGTACACTATCTAACATAGTTTGATACTTTAAGTTAGATGTAAAGATAAACTTTTGTTGTTCGTTTAACTCTCTATAGTCTGATATATCTTTCTGTAAAGATACTTCTTCTGGTCTCCAGAAGTAACCTAATTGTTGTTGAAATAGTTTATTAAAGACAGGATATTTTGCACTATCATATCTTTGTACACCATTGTCTTCTCCAAAAAACATAGGTTGTTTTGTGAAATCTATCTTTGCACTTTTATTTAAAACACTTTTAGTCATTTATTGGCTCTAGTTCCTCTTGTAGTCTTTTAGACTCTGTTAATTCGTAATGGTATTTATCATCATCGCCAGCTGTCCATTTACCTGTACCATCTACACTAAACTCTCTTGTTGACACTTTATAATCTGGCATATTAGTTTTACTTGGTGTCAATGATTTATCAAAGAATAAAACTCTATTATTAGGTTGAGCAGCGAAATGTCCATTATCTAATTTTAATATGTTAAATGATTTATGTTGTGATGGAGTTTCACTATAACCAATATTAACCTCTTTATTAGTTGCATTACAACTATCTATACTAAACATATAATTTCCTTCATACATTTTTTTATTTGGTGATAGATACTTACATCTATTACCATTTATCAATTGTTTCTGTACAATTGTTAAATCATAAGAAAAACAATCCCATAATTGTAATTCTTCTAATTTTAAATCTTCTTTAGTCTCCTTCCACACAAATGCTGATATAGGTAATTTATCATATAACGCACCTGTTTCATATAGATACGTTTCAAAATATAATGCTCTACCTTGAATACTCTTAACAGTACACCAAATGCCTGGTTCAAATTCACCAAATCCTTTTTCAAAATCATATAGATACTGTTTCTTAACTAATACTTCCTCGTGTGGTATATTTGCACATAAAAATGCCATATAGTTCCTTTATATTGTACAAGATTCGCATTCTTCTTCTTCTTGTACCTCCATTTTAGTTTTTGTTTCTGGTACATCATCTTTCCAACCGATAGGATGTACTGGTTCCTCTATATCTTTCTTACTATCATAAGTGTTTTGATAATAAGATGTTTTCCAACCAAGTTTATATGTAGTCAATAAATCCTGTGCCATAACTGATAAAGGTATTTCTCCTTCATCAAAATGTTCTGGATTGTATGACCAGTTTCCTGATATTGCTTGGTCAAAATATTTTTGCATTACTGATACTATGTTTATATAACCTTCATTTGATTTCATATCCCATAGTAGTGTGTAATTATTTTTTAATTTTTTATAATCAGGTACTACTTGTTTTAATGTACCTTTCTTACTTTTCTTAACTGAAATATAATCTCTAGGTGGTTCAATGCCGTTTGTAGCATTTGATACCACACTAGAGCTTTCAGAAGGCATTTGAGCTGAGAGTGTGCTATGTCGTAGCCCAAATTCCTTAATATCTTTCCTCAAGTCTTCCCATTTATATGAAAGTTTACGAGATACAATCTCATCTACTTCTTTTTTGTAGGTGTCAATTGGTAAGATACCATCTGAATACTTTGTTTTATTAAAGGCTTCACATTTGCCTTTTTCTTTTGCAAGTTCATTACTTGCTCTTAATAGATAATATTGGAATGCTTCTGATAATTTATCTACTTCTTTCCAAGCAGTTTTCATTTCATATTTTAAACCTAAATTTGCTAGATAATGAGCAAGACCAATATATCCAATTCCTAAACTTCTTCTTGCTTTTGTAGATACTTCAGCAGCCTTAACAGGATACTTTTGTAAATCTATAATTTCATCAAGAGCTCTTACTGATAAATCACATAAGGTTTCTAATTCTTCTAAATCTTTTAACGTACCAACATTAATTGCTGATAGAATACATAATGCAATCTCACCTTTACCATCTATATGACTTATAGGATCAGTAGGTAAAGTAATTTCTTGACATAAGTTTGACATATAAACTCTATCTTTAAAACTAGAGTGTGTATTACAATGGTCTATATTCATAATGTAAATACGACCTGTTTCTGCTCGTTCTTTTAACATTGACATAAACAATTGTTGTGCTGATACTTTAGATTTCCATACACTAGTTTTTCTTTCTGCTTTTAAATATAAATCATCAAACTCTTCTGTTCCCCAAGCTTCATAGAGTTCAGGTACTTCGTGTGGAGAGAATAAAGATATTTCTTCATCATTAATAAATCTTTCATAAAATAATTTTGATAACTGTATAGAGTAATCTAATTTTCTAACTCTATTATCTTCACTACCTTTATTATTTTTTAATACAAGTATATCTTCTATTTCTTTATGCCAAATAGGGAAGTGAACAGTTGCCGACCCTCCTCTAACTCCGTTTTGAGTACAACACTTAACAGTTGCTTCAAATTTTTTAAGAAAAGGAATAACGCCAGTATGTTGTACTTCGCCACCTCTAATCCTTGAGTTGATCCCTCGTATTCTTCCTGCATTGATACCAATACCTGCTCTTTGGGCAACATACTTGCCAATGGCCATATCACTAGAAAAGATACTAGAGAGAGTATCATCAACATCCACCAAGACACAACTCGCATACTGCCTAATAGGAGTTCGTACCCCAGCCATAACGGGAGTTGGAATATTGATTTTAAAACGTGAAATAGCGTCATAATATTTTTTAACATAACTCATCCTTTTGTTTTTTGGGTAATGGGCAAAGACAGTTGCAGCTATCATCATATACATAAATTGTGGAGTTTCAAATATTTCTCCTGTACTTCTGTCTTGCACTAGATATTTGTCAATGACTTGTCTTAAACCAGCGTATGTAAAATTATAATCTCTTTCGTGATTTAACCAATTTTCCATTCTATCAAAATCTCTTTTGTCATACCAAGTTAAAATATCAGGATCATATACACCTCTATCTACACCTTGTTGTACGTGATGATATATATGTGGATGGTCCCACATTTTATGGAACAATTGTTTTCTCAAACTATAAAGTAATAGTCTGGCTGCAACGTATTGATAATTTGGATTGTCTAAAGTGATTAGGTCGTTTGCTGACTTAATTAAAATTTGTTGAATTTCGTTTGTTGTAATATCATTATAGAATTGTAAACCACTATTCATTTCAACAGAAGAAGCTGATACACCTGTTATATCTTCACAAGCATATTCTACCATACTATGGATCTTTTCAATGTTAAGAGGTTCTTTACCTCGGCCGTTTCTCTTCTGTACTAATATATTCTCATTTACCATTGACACTCTCTTTCTTTAACATTTCTTATAATAGTTTAATTTCGTTAACGCTTCTAATTTTGAATATGTATTATTACTTATGATATCTCTTAACTCATCAATTTTCATTCCATTCATAATCATATCATTTACATCTTTAAATTGTATTTCATTTGGCCAGATAACTACATTATAATCTTTTTCAATCACATTATACATACGTTTTATAATTTCTTTATTACGTGGTTCGTTGTCAAATATATATGTAACCTGGTCACTAGGCACTCTTAACGTCAAATCAGCACCACCAGCGGCTAAACAGTTATCTAAAAATAAACTGTCCAGTGGTCCTTCAACAATGTAGATGTGCTTTTGATAATTTATTCTTTCAAGACCATAAACTTTCTGTTTACTTTCATCTAGTTTAATGGTAACATATTTTGGTTGTTCTTTACCAAATGCTCTACCTTGAAACGCAAATAATTTACCTGTTATATCAAAGAAAGGAATAATTAATCTAGGGTGCTCATAACTCTCTTTGAAAGTATTTGGTTTCACTTTGTTAGCAAATTGATGAAACTTGTTAACAAAATATATCTTATCATAATATTGTTTCGGAATCAAACGCTTGTTCACATAATCCTTAACAGGATGTCCATCTTCTAAAGTACTTACTTTGATACAATCGTCCAATAAATTTGTTTCTTCAAAACTAGGTTTAAAGTCAAATTTAGGTTGGGGCGTGGAATTTGTTGCCGAACCTTTATATCTTTCTAGTAAGTATTCTCCGTATATTTTAGGATCCAAGAATTTAATGAAATTACCCAAATTCTGACCCATACCACAATTGTGGCATTTGAAGAACATATCATTTTTTACTCTATAAATGAATGCTCTAGCTTTTGTCTTACTCTTCTTTGAATCACCACAATGGGGACATCTGAAATTAAACAGATAATCGTTTTTCTTCTTAAACTGACTCAATCTTGAAGAGATTGAATTTATGAATTTTAAATCTATATAACTTGACATAACACTCAATCAATATACTACATTACGTCAAAAAAGTCAATGTTCATTGCCGACTTTTTAGGGCAAAAAAATGCCCAGGATAATCCAGGGGCAAAAATTGGATGGCTTTTTCCTAGTTCAGCATTTCAACAATTTCGTGAAAATTGCCTGCTACTATCCAACCTAGTACTATAGCACCACCAAGTATAATCCATCTATATTTTTCTAGCATACCAACTCTGGAACCTATGTCTACTCTTATAGCTTTAATCTCTAATAATAGTCTTTTTTCAACGTTATATAATTCGCTTGATAAATCTGATTTTACTTTATCTATCTCACCAGCTCTATCTTTAAGTTTCTCAAATATTATCTCATCTACCTGTTCTTGTCTAGCTATTTTTTCGGAGTGTACTGCTAACATAGACTTAATAGATGTGGATACATCTGTAAGTTTGTCTATGGCTGTATCTATTCTACTGTTTATATTATTGACTTGCTCAATATCTTTTTTGAGTTTTGCTATTTCTATTTCGTTTGCCATTAAAATTCTCTATCAATCCATAGATAGATTTCTATATCCATCCATACTAGTAATCCTAAAATTAAAATTAAATTTATAGTTCCGTAGTCCATTTTAGTCCGTTTGTATAATTGTAATATTATTTTGAGTTGTAGAATTACCTACGTCAAGGTGTTGAGCTTCTGTATCTTGTAATATCTGAACATCAGCCTCATTAGCAGTTTCAGTTTTGATATATGCTCTATGATTATCGTTATATCTATTTATAATTGTGTAGTCGCCACTAGTAGTTGCTGTTGCGTCAGATTTGTTATTTAATGTAGAATATCTACCTTTTCTAGTTTCGGAACTTGTCGCACCTGTAACCCCATCCGTTGTAGTAATAGTTTGTTTGATATCTCCAGTAGTATAGTTTAATGATTCACCACTAGCAGTTGTAGTAGTTTCACTACCCTCATTATCAACCCATTCAGTACCACAACTTTCATTTGCTACATCCCAATAGTATCCATATTTT